TGCTGCTATTAGCAGTAAAATGGGTGAAATGGATGAAGAGGTAATGTTTGATCTTAGTATGCTTGTATTCGATCGCATTGAATTCAAATGAATACAATTAACCTAGAGATTGATCGTAGTATCATGGATCTTTGTAAGAAGAAACATGAGTTGCTTATGAAAGTTAAAGAAATAGACAATAGTATTAAATTTCTTGAAAAGCAGAAGCAGAAGTGATATAATTACAGTTGTAGAGTTCAATTAGGTAGAATGACTCAAGAAACGAAGGTATCACTGAACGTTCAAGAGATTGGAGTTTTACTTTCTGCTCTACAACTGTTAGAATTTGGTGATGAGAATAGAATTGCAAAACATTATGGTAGTGCTCCTTCACTTTACAATCGACTGAAAGACATCTATGATGAAATGGATTCTTCAATCTGCGAAACAAAAACTGACCCGATCTGTGAACCCTCTTACTGAAATGGACGAACAAGACTCTAAAATGTTTATTGCAGCATTTGATGATTACATGAAGCACTGTGAAAGTGACTCTGAAGAAGATTGGGAAAATGCACGGCAATACACTGACAATTTCCTTGAAGAAAAGGCAGCAGAACTTGAAATTACCGTCGATTATTATATGCAGGAGTTTATGTGATGTTCTTTAATAGAAAACAAAAACCAAAAATTCGATTTTTTAACAGTGTGCCTGGTGTGAATACACTTCACCCAATTACAAGGGGTATTGATTTAAAGCGTGAATGGGTCTCTTATGAGAAAAAAGAATATCAAGAACTTACTAGTAAGTGTCCAGTACAAAGATTAAGTCATGGATTGTCTAATGCTCTGGATAATACTTTACCATCCGAACTTTCTAGTTTAGTTGGTATCAGTCAAGATGTTTTTAAACATAGTGTAGAAAAACCTACTAGTATAGGAAAATGCCCAGGTATTAATGCTCTCATGCATAATGGATTCATCATCCATGCACCTGCTGATTTTTCTGTATATGCAGAAAATAATGAAGAGTTGAGTGTTTATTGGAATAAGAATGAATTCCCACAACCAAATAGTATATCTTTTGGTAAACAATATGTTGAGAATCATCCTAAGGGTCAGACAAAGTGGTTGAAAGATTCCTGCAAAGATGTTACTAATGACAATATTCTAAAGATACAAACATGTTGGCATGTTATGGCTGATCCTGAGATTGTATTTTTGGTCATGAAAGTTCCTTATGTAAAAGAAACTAGGTTTAGTGCTGTTACTGGTATTCTAGATCCTACATTATGCACCCCAGAGGTAAACATTCAATTGTGGTGGCATGATTGTTCTGGTAAAGAGATTACAATTAAGGCAGGTACACCAATAGCAATGTACTTGCCAATTTCAAGAAAATTGTTAGAATATAATGCATCTATTTCTGATGCTACAGATGATGATATGAAAATGCTAGAAGAGTATAAGTATATGAATGGTATGAATTTTAGTGAGAATAGATCGATTACAAAAGTTGCTAGAAAAATCTATAAAAAATACTGGAAAAAATATATTGCTAATTAACTATGAACTTCACACCCGAAGAACTTGAATACCTAAATTATGTTTTGACTTGTACCTCTAGTTACACAGTTGCTAAAGCAGAACAAGTTACCATGCCTGGTGTTAGTCACAAAAGAGTAGCACAAAAGGTAAAAGATCTGATCCATCGCATGAAAAGTTAATGTTTGACTGGTTTAAAATTAAAAAAGAAGAAATTAGTGAAAATGAAAGAATTGCAGGTGCTTTGATTGGACTTGCTCAAGAAACATTTGAGGAAGGTTATTATGGTGCAAATAATGTTATTCCGATCACAAAAGGAAAGAAAAAGGTAGACGATGGACGAACAGACTAAACTTATACTGGCACTCTATCAAGTTGATGGAATCACACAACTTACAAAAGATAATGAGTACAGACAATTCATTTTCATGCATCTCAACTCAATCAAACATGAACTGGAAAGACAGTTGACTAATTTGACAGTTGTTGATAAAATTAAGGAGTAATTTACAAACAATGATGACCAAGTATTTTTACATTGTCGATCACTTTGTTCCTTTTCCTCAATCTGAATATGGTGGCATTTGGAATGTAATCGCAAATGATGATGAAGAGTGTTTTAATCTCATTGCGGAAAGAGATGATGGAATCAATCAATCTTTCTACAATCGTCTTCGTGAAAATGTGAACAAGGCACCGACTTTTGTAGTTGCTGATGGTAGTGAATCACAAGTAGTAGAGGAGTTTATCACCTGATGGAAGAAAGATTTTACAACGTTGTTCACCAAACCACCACTGGTTGGGAAGTAGTTGATCGACGATTACAAAAAGAACAAGCAGCATTGAGGCTGAAGCAGTATCTTGCTGATGGTATTAATCCACAAGATCTTCGTATCGATGTAAATGATGATGAACAAGACTGAACTTCCTGTTGATTTTATTCATGAACCACCTCAAAACTACACTTATGAAGTTGTCCCGTTTCGACGTAATGTTTTGGGCATTTGGTGTTGCAATCATTCTGAATTCGTTTACAACGATGGTGCTGTTTCAAAAACTATTTGGGGATTCTACGACACCAAAAAGCAGCAATACTATGCACCAATCAATTCAAAAAAGTGTGGAGATAAAGTAGATATTCAATCTACAACTCCATACACAGCAATGCAATTAAATTTTTCGAATCCTTTAGAATATGTCTTATACTCCTAGAGTTGATGATTATGTAAAGTTTAGAAATGTAGAAGGGTGGGTGTATTTTATTTGTAGTGATTACCTCACCATTGAGATTAGTGTAAAAGATAAGAGTGAAGAATCTTACAAAGATTCATCTCTTCATAAGAAAGTTCACTGTCTGATTGTGTGCTATGTCCACGATTGGGAAGAACTTAAATATGTGAAGCACCGTAGAGGTGTGATTGAAGATAGTATGTTAGAATATAAATCACAAGAGCATCGATACAGTGATCCGCAATGAATCATTATAGGAAAGTATTATTTCCAACTTATATCTACCATTATAATTTAAAAGGTCACAACAAAGTACTGAAAGATATTTTAGTACCTAGGATTGAACAATATCTGAAAGACTATCCTGCGCCAGATAAATCACCACCTGGATGGATTAGCAGTAATATTATCACATCATGGGGTAGAAATACCATCAATCAAAAACTATTTGCACAATCTGCCGAAGTCAATAAATGCTACAAAGAGCATTTTATGAAAATCTTTGGTATGACTGTCAAATCATCTGTTAAGTTCACTGATGCTTGGTTCAATTATTATATTGACGGTCAGTATCAAGAACCCCATGATCATATTAATCCTGATTATAATACACCAGATCCACATTTCTCTGCTATTCACTTTCTACAGTTTGACAAAAACATACATCAACCAGTCAAATTTGTTGACCCCAATTCAAAGTTAAATAGAAGACATCTTAAGACCGATATATACACACCAGAGATTGAAGAGGGTGATATAATTGTGTTTCCATGTCATTTAACACATTTTGTGAATGCATCTGAACCGACACCAGAATATCCTAGAATATCGGTTGCATTTAACATCAACATACAGGAAGAGATATGATTACCTATATTGACAACTTTCTCACTAAAGAAGAGCATAAAAGAGTTTATAGTTATTGTAAAACAGCAGGTTACTTTTGGGGTGAGATTGATTATCCTGGATATGAACCAACTGGTATGACATCTAATATCAATGGAAATGAATGGATCTATAAGTTATTCAGAAGAAGAATATTAGAGACATTTGAGTTTCTTAGACCATTAGAGTTATACAGAATGCATCTAAATGTATTTGCACCAGGTGAACATGCAAACTACCACATTGATAGAGAGCATGGTTATACTCTACTATACTACCCAAATTTAGAGTGGTCATTGAATGAAGGTGGTGCAACGGAGTTTAATTTAGAAGAACAATTACAAGGTATTCATCCAGTACCAAATAGAATCGCTGTATTTGATTCTAACATTTGGCATCGTGCAACATCATTCAGAAGCAAACATCGGTTTACCGTTGCAATTAAATTCCAGTAAAGTTCTAAATACTGGTAGAAAAGAGTCTATCCAAATAGAATGGCAGTCAATACAACTCAAACCAAATATTTTCAGAATATTGGTGTTGGTGCTGATCAATTGCGATTTAGTCAAATTGCAACCACGATGGGATTGGATGGTGGTAGCAATATAAGATTTGGTGATTACAGAAGAAAGACCGGTGCTGATGAAGTCTTTGCCGATGTAGATAGTTCACCAGATGAAAAGAATGCAGCAACTGCTATTGTACCCGATAGTGAAGAAAATAGAACTTGTGGTGTAGATGCAGGTGGTATTAGTGATGCTAACAACCATAAGGTTTCTTCACTGAAGAATATGATTAAGAGGTGGGATGTGAGTTACACTGGTGGTGCAACATCACAAAGAACACTTCATGCTGGTGGTAATGTAGTTGGTGATGCTAATTGGGGTAATAACTTAGATCGCAATATACCAAAGAGA